ACCATCTTTTACTGGCTAATGCACTCAAAAAAGAGCGTTTTAACCCTTATAGTTTCCCAAATGGGAAAAGTCAAGAGATTCCTTTTTGGGAAAAAAAATGGGAAAAGAGTTGACAAGTCTTTTTTTGTTCTGTAAATAGGATTTATGGGAAAGAAAAGTCTAATACAAAATTCAAGCAGAGAGAACGGGGAGGGCAATAGGTTATGAGAAAAAATGAACTGAAGCTTTTATTCGAAAAAATAACGGTTTTTGTTGGCAACACCCTTATCTACAAAGGCAAGGTAGAAAGGTGGACAGACAAAGAAATTTCGGAGAAGTGTGGAATCCCACAAAACAGATTGACTGAAATTAAAAATTTTAAAAAATACAATCGACCAATTAACGAAACATTTTTGGCAGCATTCATAGGGAGTGGTATAGTGAGCATATCTGAAATTCAAAAAGGGGTAGATCTTAACCAGGCAGAAGATAAATATATTGGCACACTGAAGTTTTATGAAGACAAAAAACTTAGAAAGGAGGTTACGGCAGCTTTTGATGATGGAATTGACGTTATTGAGCTTATCCGGCTTGAGAGAGAAAGAAGAGGAAAGGGTTAGTCCTGTGTTCTCTGCTCAAAAAATAGAGAATTTGCCGTGGAATTTTTTTGCGGGCTTTCTTTCCCAAAAAGGAACCCAATTGGTTTTTTAATAGATTTTGTGTAATTTTATACTTAATTTGTCGGTTTGTATATAGGTAGAAATACCTACTACATAACAATAATGGGAAAAAAGGAGATTTAATGACATTTGAAATTGGAAATATTTGCCCTGCAAATTTAGACTGGAAGGCTCAAAAAATTGTGTTTTACGGTCCACAGGGCTTGGGGAAAACGACGTTTGGTTCAACTTTTGAGGCCCCAATACTGGTGAGGACTGAGGATGGAGCTTGTGCTATCGACGTCCCCACTTTCCCTCAATTGGTAGAAAGTTTTGCTGATATGGAATCCGTAATAAATGCACTGCATGGTGACCATATCTATAGAACAATGGTTGTGGACTCTCTTGATTGGCTTGAACCTCTAATCTGGGCAAAACAGATACAAGAAAGGCCTTTGTCGGACAAGGGGATTGAAATTAACAATATAGAGGATTATGGATATGGGAAAGGATACGCCATGGTCGATGATTGGTGGCGATACCTACAGGGCGGGTTTGATAGCTTGCGGATAAACAAAGGCATGAGCATCGTCCTTGTTGCCCATTCTGAGATTAAGACCCATACACCCCCAGAGACAGATCCATATGACCGGTATCAAATTAAGCTGCATAAAAGGGCCAGTGAATTCTGGCAGGAATGGGCAGACATGGTTTTGTTTGCAAATTATAAAACCGTCGTAAAAAAAACAGAGACCGGGTTCAATAAAGAAGTCAAAAGAGGTACCGGATCTGGAGAAAGGGTGGTCTATACAGAAGAGCGACCAGCATACCGGGCAAAAAACAGGTGGGGATTGCCGGCAGAAATTTATATAGGGCAAGATAAGGGTTGGGCAGGATTCCATGCAGCACTGAATAAGGCCACGGATGGCAGGTATCAACAATCCGTTGAAAAAAGCGCAGCCACCGCATAGCCGCGCCTTTTTTTTGATTAACCTTTTCCCAAATAGGAAACAATAAAGGAAAAAAACAATGATAGATTTTAACAATGCACCGGCGCAAAAGACCGGGGGCGGAACGATTCCAACCAAAAGTGTTGTCCTGTTGAAAATGACAATCAGGGAGCCAAGCTCAAACAAAGCTTATGAACACCACCCTTTGATTACCATGTACTCTTCTGGGCTCCTGGGTCTTGATTGCCAGTTTGATGTTGAATGCGGGACCTTTGAAGGCAATAAAATATGGGAAAACCTTTTTCTTTGCCCGGAATTTCAAACAATTCAAATGACAAAGGGGCAAAAGGGCATTTGTGAAGGGTCTTTTGCTAAACTACGGGCAATTATAGAGGCTGCCAGGGGGATAGACCCTAACGATAGCGCCCCTGCCTCTGTCAATGCTCGAAATATTAACGATTGGGTTGATTTTCAAGGGATGCGGTTTCCCGGCATGATGGGCATTACTAAACCCAAATCAGGGGATGTTTATCTGAATAATTCCCTTATGAGGGTCATCACTATGGAAAAAGAAGATTACAGCGTGGTTATGGGTGGCGGAGAATATATTTCTGACTTGCCTTTGCCTGCAATCCCGGAGTCAAGCCATACGACAGGAACATCGGGGGCAGCCAAAAAGGGATACCAGGCCCCATCGAACACCGGCCAACAACAACAAAACTTTAATCCCGGCGGGCAGCAAAGCCAACAACAGGCAGGAACCGGGGGCGGCCCGGCATGGGCGAAATAACTTCTTTTTTTTGATTAATGAATTCCCAAATGGGAAACAATAAAGGAAAAAATAATGCCGAAAATGGAAAAAGTTACAGTCGATTCAATCTCAAACGGTGCTGCCGTTGAAAGGTTAAATCTTGAGCTACAAACCGTTTTAGAAAACATTTTAGACGCGAATACGAGTCCTATTGCTATCCGTGAAATTAACCTCAAGGTAAAGATCAAGCCGTCTGATGATAGAAGCGTTGCGTCGGTTACTATCCAGGCTACATCAAAGCTGGCTCCGGTAATTGAACACATCACACAGCTTTACATCGGCACGGATATTCACGGGACGCCGGAGGCAAGCGAAGTAATACAGCCGACACTGTTTCCGGAAATAGACAATATAACCCAAATGAAAAAGGGAGGCACGATTAATGATTAAAGAAGCCATTGAGAAGATTATTTCTTTGAAACAGCCGGAAGCTATCACGATTGACGGGAAAACGTACAGGAAAGACGAATACAGTCCTTTGCTGGATACTTATCCTGATGCCCTTGAAATCAACAATCTTACCGGCATCGTTGATTTCATCAATAACAATCCTGAATCTTGGAAAGACCTTTTTATCCATGTCCGGGATTTTAACCGGGTCGTTTTGTACCAATCCATGGCAGGTCCTTTCAACCAAAGGAATGCTATCGCTATAGCTCGATCCCGTCCTTGCGAGTTTGCTTTTGGCAGACAGATGAGCGTTGAGGAATTTATCATTTCATTAAGAGGGCAGTTTGTCCCTTCTGATGATCTGTCCTATCTCCTGACCTTCGTCAGCGGTGTCAAAATAGACAAGAACGCAAAAGTTGAAGACGACGGCGTTTCTCAAACTATTACCGCCAGACAAGGGACGTCTTCCCTAATGACATCGACACCCATCAAACCACTGGTGGGCCTTAAGCCATTCAGAACCTTGAATGAAATTGATCAGCCTGCAACGGATTTTGTTTTCAGGTTAAAGATTGGGGCTGATGATGTTCCATATTGTTCCCTGCATAGTTGCGACGGAGAAGGATGGAAGCAGGTTGCAATCCAAAGCATTAAATCTTTTTTCGAACAAAAGCAGATCGAATTGCCTATCATAGCGTAACCCAGACAACATAAAGAATAACCCGTGAGATAAGCCCGTCACAGGTATGGCGGGCTTATAAAAAGGAGAGAATAAATGGATAATCGTCGTGGATGGGGAAACAAAGCATATAACGAAGCCCCTGGTCAAACATTTAAACCATTAAAAGAAACTGCCCCGAACGTTATAGACCCCCAAGAAGCAGACATCACCAGGAAATTTGAAAGTCTGCCGACAGAGGAACTCTCTGGCATCGAAGAGGCAGACCCGATAGAAGTAAGCCCTCTTGTCCAGTTTGATATTCAGCGGGCTGCCCTCAATAAAATAAAAGGATATCAGTCGATTGTTGTTAATGTGGAAGATCCTGAAACTGTTAAGAAAGCAACAAAGGCAAAAACGGAAGTCAGGGCATTAAGATTAAAAGTCCAGAGACGGCAAAAAGAAATTGATACGGATCTGGTCAGCAAAAGAAAGACCTTAAAGACCGACGCTTTAACCATCACCAGCGAAATAAAAATAACCGAGGATTATTTAAAAGCAGAGCTCCAAAAGGACATTGACCATAAAGCAAAGCTTGCCGAAGCTGCCCGGATAGAAGAGGCTGCCAGGGTTAAAAAAATTAATGAAAATATGCGGATACTCACGAATCATTGTGAACATGGCCTGCGGAGCGGGCTGGATGCCGCTGAGATTACCGAAAGGCTGGAAACCTTAGAAGGGTTAATGATCCCTAAAGAAGTTTTTCAGGAAAAATATCAAGTAGCCTGTGACCTTTTGGGGCATGCAATATCCACTGCAAAAGAAAACCTTGATGCAAGGCAAAAATGGGAAGCCGAAGAAGTCAAAAGACAGGAAGAACTGGCGGCACTGGAAAAGCAAAAAGAAATCAATGGCCAGGTTGCATGGTTCAATAAGGCTTTTGGATGGGGTGCAGATCTTCTTGATATGGAAGACAGCCTTGAACTTCTTGAAAACAGCACATTTGCCGATCATCTTTCGGAAATGATAGAAGGCCAAAAGATACAGGCGCAAGATATCCTTGTCGCTGCCAGGGCGGCCAATGCCGAAAAGGAACGTATCCGGATAGAGACAGAAGCTTTTGAAAAGGCTGAAAAAGAAAAGGCTGCTGCTTTAAAAACGGAAACGCCAGAACCGGAACCGGAACCAGAAGAAAAAGAAGAAACCATCAAAGAAGTCCTTCCTAAAAAGGTCAGCACATGGGCCACGCCAAAAGATATCTCGTCGGAGCCGGAAGAAGAAACACGGCATTTGGAACCCTTGAGACAAGAACAGATCGAGGGGGCTAAGACCAGATTAAACAACATTAAAAAAATTGCAACCAAGAGCTATAAAGGAGAGATGGTCCTTTCTCTTTCGAACAAAACACATTCTCTTAAAATCATGGAAAGCACCGACGGGTTGATACACGCCTTGAAGTTCATCGAAGACAAGCTTGAAACCCGCATAGAGCAATTAAAAAATGAAATGTAGGAAATGCGGTTGCCAAATGAGGATTAAAGGTTACCGAGAGTGGCCTACCTTTACCTTGTATTTTTGGGTCTGTAAATGTGGGCACGAAACAACAACTATTGAGGAGAAATAGAATGATAAAGCTCAGAAAAGAGGATTTGATAATGTTTGTTGTGATGGCTTTTTTTATGGGCGTTTTTGCTGGTTACGCATGGCGGATGGCTCAAGGCCTCTAACGTGATCATATTAAGGCACAGGCAAAAGAAATTTGTCAAAAATAGCGTAGAGGTGTTAAAAAAACACAAAAACGCTTTGGGCGTTGCAGTTACCGGGTTTGGAAAAACCATTGCCTTGTCCGCTGTTATCGGGCAAAGAATCAATAAAAAGAAAAAAGCCCTTGTTATGGCACATAGGGATGAACTTACCCGACAAAACAGTACAAAATTTAAAAAAGTAAACCCAGAGATTTCTATCTCCTTATTTAATGCTGAACAAAAATCGTTTTTGGGCAGGACCGTTTTTTCCATGGTGCAAACATTGTCTATGGAGAAGCATCTTGTAAGCATGCGGCCGGTTGACCTCCTGGTAATTGATGAAGCCCATCATTCTGCAAGTGAAACTTACCAGAGGGTTATAGGCCGGGCTGTAGAATTGAACAATAAAGTTGAGATCTTTGGAGTAACTGCGACCCCGGAAAGATCAGACAAAAAAGGGTTAAGAAAAACTTTTTCCAAAGTTGCTGACATAGTATCTCTTCCTGAAATGATTCGGGCGGGGCACCTTGTCCCGCCAAGAGCCTTGGTTATTGATATCGGGACTCAAAAACAGTTAAAAAATGTTAAAAAAACTGCAAACGATTACGATCAAGCCGAAGTAGAGGCCATCCAGAACACAAAAATTAATAACGATCAGGTTGTCGTAAAGTGGCTGGAAAAGGCGAAGGACCGGCCAACCGTTATTTTTTCATCTACGATATCTCATGCCGAAGATGTTGTGGACGCTTTTCGGGAAGCCGGGGTCGACGCCAGAGCAGTACACAGCAAGATAGGAATGAAAAAGCGCCGGGAAACATTAGAAGCCTTTGACGCTGGAGATTTCCCTGTAATGGTTAACCCGGCAGTCCTTACCGAAGGATGGGATTGTCAAATAGTATCATGTATCATCCTTCTCCGGGAATCTTCCCACAAATCGGTTGTTATCCAGATGGTAGGCCGGGGATTAAGGAAAGTGGACCCGAATCTTTATCCAGGTGTTATCAAAACGGATTGTCTGGTTCTTGATTTTGGTATCAGTCTTTTAACCCATGGAAACCTTAATTCTGATGTGATCCTGAAAGACGACAAAGAGAGCGAAGAAAAAGAAAAGCAAAAAAAGGTATGTCCTAATTGTCAGGCCGAAATACCTATCCAAACTATGGTGTGTCCGTTATGCGGGTATGAATTCCAGGTTCAGCTTGATGAAGACGGCTTTTATGATGAAGCCCAGGAATTGCGATTGATCGAAATTGATCTTCTCAATATGAGTCCTTTTAGATGGGTGAATTTGTGGGATTCCGAAAAGATCCTGATTGCAAATGGTTTTGACGCTTGGGCATGTGTTTGTTCTGCCAATGGTGAAGATTGGTATTCTATTGGCGGCAAAGGCCGGGAAGTTAAGATTCTGGGTATATCAAACAGATCCGGGGCTATTGCGTCCAGTGATGATTTTATGCATCAAAACGAAAGCAATAGGACGGCAAAAAAGGCTGCCGCATGGCAGAATCAACCGGCCAGCCAGAAACAAATGCAAATGTTGGCAAGATTTGGAATGTGCCAGATACTCAGTAAAATTCAAGCAGCCGCTTATCTGACGTTTCATTTTAATAGATCTAAAATTGAAAGGTTTTTGGGGGTGTAGGGGAAACAAAATGGAAATAGACTTGAACAAATTAGCAGAATGGATAATGGAAAACAACCTGATGGACAAGCCCCTAAAAGATTTTACAAAAGAAGAAATACTCCAACTATTCGAGCAGGCAGAACTTGTCACCTATGTTGCTAACCAAGCCTATTCCCCTCCTTATATTAAAGAAAACGGAACATTAGTCATTCCCGCCGACGCCCACCCCAAGCATAAATATTGGGAACCCACAGGACAATCAATCAGGCAAACATTGCAAGAAATGGAGGTATCAGATGAGATTATGGAAAGATACGCGCCAAAAAGCGACAATGACTGATTGGCAAAAAGTAAACCTGGCGAAAAACAACATGGTTAAGATCAGCGAAAGAGTTTCCGGGGATCTTCTCATGGCAGGAATAACCAGGCCAATTATCATGGGTGTCATTTTAAATGGCACCAAAACTATTAACAAAGCGGCAAGACTTACGGCTTTTCTATTCCTTAATTATTTAGTGGTTATGAAGGGCAGGAGGGTCGTATCTGCAGTTTATTGGGAAGGAGTAATTGCATGAAAATTGAATATGAACAACCGGAGAAGGGGTGGCTTTTAACTGATTGCCCCCATGGCACCAGAATAACGATTCTTGCAGCCTGTAAGGTTGGGTCAATAGCCTGCACGGAAGATTGTCTCTATTTTATTAAAAATGACAAAGAGAATAGGGTTTTAACCTGTGGACATCCTCCCATTGAGGCCGGCAATGATTGATTTTAATAGAAAATTATCTATTTCTGAAAAAATCAACAAACAGATAGATACCGCTTTGGAACTTGAACGGTCTTTTCAGCCTTCCAGGGATTACATGGGCGGGTCCAGAATAGGGGCTTATTGTGAAAGGGCTTTACAGTATGAAATT